TTAATTCAGTTTGTATTGATTCTGTTGTAACACCTAATAATTGTTGTTCTCTTGTTAATGCAGCAGTAGTCGCTTTAAAATCATTACTATCTTTTATAGCTTTTTTTGTTACATTTGTATATTTATCTAATGCTGCTTCGTTTTCTTTATATTGCTGTCCAACTTTTGTGAGAATATTTTTTGCTGTATCATCATTTACTGCTGCAATATCATCTAATGCCTTTTTTAAATGCTTACTTTTTTCTCGTAACCTATCTTCTTCATCACCTGTTGCTTTAAATTTTTTCTCAACAATTTCTAATGATTTTGCAAGTTCATTATATAATTTTTGTGATTCTGTCGGGGGCATACCAGCTACTGCTGTAGGTGCAGCTTTTCCTTTAGGAGCAGGAGCAGGTGTAGGTGCTGCTGCTGCTTGCTCTCTTGGATCAGTCTCTTGTACAGTAAGTGGTTTTGGTGGATTTGCAACCATAGTATCATATTTTTTACGTACTACAATAAGATCTTCGTTTTTCTTTATTTCCTTATCAATATTTGCAAGTGTATTACCCCATTCAAAATGAATAACAGATTTCTTTCTTGATTCTATAATTTCTTCTTTTTTCTTTTTCAATCCATCAAGTGTTTCAGTATATTTTTCAACAGTATCTAAACCTTTTATCTCAATTTGAAGCGCGGGCATATTTTGATATTTGGTTTCAATCTCTTTAAGTTGTTTTTTAATTTCTTCGCCTTGTGCCCATTGACTACCAGGATCTCCACCTTGTTCTTTTGCAAGTTTAGCTTGCCCTTCTTTTAATTTCCTTACTTGTTCAATCAACGATTTTTCATCTGCCCCTGCTGCTTCTGCTTGCCGTAATGCTGTTTGCGCTTTACGCGCTTCATTTGCCTCTGCTCGCATCAATCCCATTGCTTTTGCAGTTTTATGTGCCCATGATTCCGTATCTTGTAAATGATCACGAAGGGTTATAAGACCAGCAATGCCTGCTGCTGCCCATCCAGCAGGTGTCATACTAAGAAAAGCAAGTCGTACTAAACCTGCTACTTTTATGACCGTATACATTGTTCCAATTATAGCTAAAAATTCAGCACCCATACTCACAAGACTTTTTACTGCATCTACTGTTGCTGGATCAAGAGTCAATATAGCAGCAACTAAATCTCGTATTTGTGTTATTGTTTTTGTAATAGCTCCACCAACATCAGATAATAATACGTTTGAAACCGTTTTCAACGTATTCATCAAAATCTTCCATTGATCTGACATACCTTGTGTTGCTACTTGCATTTGTTTTGCAAGTGTATCTGTTTTTATTCCTGCGGCAGCAATAGCCTGTCCATAAACATCTACTGCTCCACCTGTTTGCTGTAACACACGACTAATACGTTGTGAATCAAGTCCTAATACATCTAATTTTTCATGTAAAGTTGTTAAACCACCTGGATCATTCGCTAATTTACTTGTAGCCATGAAAAACTTTTGTAAAAGTTGACTTGGATCAGTTTTTTGTAATTCTACAAATGCTTCACGTGTTAATCCTGTCATTTCAGCAAGAGTTTGCAATTCTTTTCCGCCATTTGTTACTGCTGCGGCTATAACTTCTGCTAATTCAGACATAGCAGTACCACCAGCTTCAGCATTGATATTAGCGGCTCTCATTGCACCAGACCATGCAATAATTTGTTCTTTATTTAATCCAATAGCTTTACCTGATTGTGCCCATCGTGAAGCTAATTGCATGATTTCTGTTTGATTTGTTGTCAATGCATCTGAAACATTTGTAGCTATATTTGCTGTTTCACGTAATTTATCGTGTCCTTCTCCTAATACAGAATTAAATCGTGCAATCTTTATTAATGTTTCTGTCGCTGAAGTACCCATAGCAAGCTGTAAATCAGATGCAGTTTTTAATGCCTGACTAAATTCATTTGCAGGTACACCCATACGAACAAGTTCTTGTGCCAAACTTGATAATTCACTTGTTGCTAAAGGAACTGTTGTACTTATCTGTCGAAAAGCCTCAGTTACTTTACCAAATTCTTCTGGTTTAACAAGTTTCAAAACTTGATTTAATTGATGCTCAAAATCAGCAAAACTTGATATAATTGTTTTTGCAGCAAACCCTGCTGATATACTCCCTAAAGCAGTCCGTAAACTCATTGAACCAGTTTCAACTGATTTCATCTTACTTTGTGTTTGGCCTAAAGCATTATTGACATTATTTAAAGCAGTAGGTGCTGTTTGTCCTACATGTGTAGCGGCTTGAGCAACTTTATTTAATGCTCCTGCTACACCATTCAAAGAATTTAATGATGCACCACCTATTTTTGTTAATATAGCATCTAATTTTGTAAAAGAATTTGCAACAGTACCTAAAATAGCTGATTGATTTTTTAATACTGTTGCTGTTTGTGCGCTAATTTGACTAAATGAAGTAAGGTGGGGAGAAATAGCTGTAAGTGCTTTTCCAAATATTTTTCCAGCAGCTTCAGAATCATATAAAGCCTTATTGAGTCCTGCAAGTGCAGCTATAGCTTGACGAACAGAATCAACAAATCCTGTTGAATTTCCAGTAAATTTAACTGCAACATGTCCTACTATAGCCATAGAACTACCTCATTCCGATTAAATTATTTAACCTTTCCTACTTGTTCTCGTAAAACTTGCAATGACTGTTTCCAATCAGCCTTTGTCTCTTTTTTACCACGATAATCATGGAGCATAAAATCATCAAATTTTGGTTTAGCTCCTTTTCCTGTACTCCAACTTGTTACCATAACATATGCTCCTAAAGCATATCTTCTATCTGTACGTTCTTCGGCATTTAAATATCGTTTCATAATCGAATCAAATTCTACCGGAGTAATAGACCAGAAAAATTCATCAGTTAAACCTAAATCAAAAATAGCCATAGACCATATGTTTAACCAAAAGTGTCTAGGATCTTTGTCTAATTCTCCGTCAGATTCTCTAAAGGGACAGTTTCTACCTCATCATCCTTTGGAATAGATGCAGCAATAGCTTCACTTACAGCCATAATGACTCTTGAAAGATCTGCAAAAAGCAAATTATCTCCAACTCTATCTAAAGTAAGTTTTGGATCTTCATGAAGTAACCCTGACCATACTAAAATAAGAAGATCTGTAAGAGAAATTTGTGTAAAATCTACAGTCTCTTTATCAACAAACATAGCCATGTTTTTAAAGACTTCTAATGCTGTGGTGGGTGTTCCTTTTAGTTTGGTAAGTTCTAATTCTGCTTTCATGAACGCATTCCAATTATAAAGCAAATGACGTTCTTTTTCTAACATAAATGGTACGGTTTGTATTACTGGCATTTTATACCTCCATAAAATAAATCTCAATGTAATTAAATAATTTAATCGAAAACAGAATCCTTTATATTTTATATATAATCTCTTTATAAAACATAAAGGATTCATTATTTATTCCATCTGTTATATTAATTATACTCCAGTAAATGTAGGTTCTCCAGTTACACGTAACCTAGATGTGAATGCAAGCTTATCTTCAACATCAGCAGTATGTGTTACTTCAACTGTTATTGCCTTAAATTCAAACTGTGTATTATCAGGATCAGGAAAAACTAACTGATAATTTCGTTGTGTGCCTTCATCAAATAACCATAACATACCTGTGTTTATCGTCATATCATGTGTTGCTGATGCAGGAATGTAGTTTCCTTCAAGCGTAATTTCCATACTCTTTAAACCACGTACAAATTCTCGCCATGCATCAAGAGAATCGTGACTCGTTACATCTAATTCATCTGCTGTTAATGACGATGTAATAGAACTAATTTCAGCAACCGCTGTAAATGTTTCTGTCCCTGTTTGTCCATTACCAACTTTTAAAATTGTACCCCATGCGTGTAAACCTAAACTTGCCATAAATCATACCCTTTCACTTAAATAATTTAATAACCATAAAGAAGAATTATTCTTCTTCTACCGAATCCTTTTCAATATCTTCTGAGTTGATACACAATTGCCGTATTTCTTCATAGACTTCATCACTAATAGCTTTTTCATTATGTAAACTTGTTGCTGTTTCATAAATCGCTTGAACTAATTCACTTTTAGAACTCATTTCATTCAACATCTTTACACACTTCCATATAAAAAATAATGAATACGTTTCTTTGTGGATCAATCTCATTAAAATATGGTGGATGTTCAGGTTTACATGCTAAGTAACGTACTCCATTTATTGTTTGATTATGTACTGCGCCGAACAATTTATAAACTCCTTGAGCAGTATTTCTTGCTACTTCATATCGTGGATTTTTTACCCAAACTATAAGCCGTGGTTCTTCATATCGCATTTGTGGTTCTTCAAGTGTATAAAATACGTCATAACCATATTCTTCTGTAATAGCAATATATGCAGCAGGTTCGCTCGGTAACACACCTAAAAAAATGGTAGATCCTAATTGACCAAACCCATTTTCCTGAAGATATAAAGCTAAATCATCTAATACACTCATATATTTCTTTCATTTTATTATAGATAACAAGTTCATCATAGCTGCATATAAATCACGTTGGACATTCTCTATTTCTGCATCAAAAGGATCTGATAAATAATGTGCTTGTGTTTGGCCTTTATGTCGAATGATTTTACCTGTTCGTCCATCAATAACTCTATCATGAACCACTAATGCATAAGGTACAAACGGATTTTTCCCAAAACTTACTTCAACAACATGACTTGTTGATGAAGGACTTGTGTATATATCAAGTCTTGCACTACGTTTTAAATCTCCATAACGTATTGGTACAAGAACCTTTGCATTACGTAACACTAATTTTGCTTTTTTTACTAAAACTTCATGTACAGTTTCTGGCCCTTTTTTCTGTATTGTACTTAAACGATTTTTTAAAGGAAGTAATCCTTCAATTTTCGTTGTAACACTAGCTGCACGTGGCATTTATTCACCTGCTCGTCTACCAACAATACAACTAATATATTCTACACTACTACCTGGACCTCTTTGTTTAAATAATTGAAGTATTGGAAATTGAGGACCATCAAGAAGTGTTATTCTATCATTCAATTTTACTGGTGGATTACCATAAAAATACACAGTAGCTCGTTGTAATAATGTGCTTCTATCATCTTCTGCTGATTCTTCATTACGTTCTTCTTGTCGGCCTTTATAAACTACTGGTGGACCAAACGTATCATTACCATATTCATCTGTACCACTATATGGTTCAACAGTAATATCATGTGTAAATAATGTACTTAATACCCAACTCATATTACATCCTTATTAAATAATTTAATCACTACACAAATTTACCATAAGACGTAATAATATATGAAATACTAATAGGCCAGCTTCCACCACCTACACTACTCCCACTTCCTGTCAAATCAAAATATGAAATTGAATAGTTCCCTAATGATTCACGTCTTACACCAGGATTTGAACGAGTTACACCTTCTCCTGGTACTCCCATTATTGCAATCATATCTAAACATGCTTGCTCAAGATCTAATAATTCTGCATCATGAACACCTTCAAGGTATCCTCCAGTATACGTAACTGCAATGTTTCGTATCCCACGTGAAAATACAGATTGTGGTAAATAGAGAAAACCAG